GCTATATTGTAGCCTTCAATATACTGATTCATAGTGTATAGCTCACCACTTGGAACAGAATATGCGCCAGCAGAAACAACTTTCATAGCATAAGGAAAAGAAGGTAAAGCGCCACCTAATGCGACCTGTTGAACGCTAAATTTAGAAGCAGTTGTATAAACTGCTGACCATCTATCAAGCGTGTAAGTGTTATATAAAACTGATGGAGTAATGCTATTTCCTGCATTTCTTTGATCAATAACCATCGCACCATTGATGATGCGATTCTTCATAATAGAAGCATTACCAGCTCCAATAATTGCGCCTGAAACTCCAGTATTAATTTTATCTACAGTTGGATTAGTTAAAGTTGGGCTAGTTAAAGTTTTATTGGTAAGAGTTTGAGTTCCTGTTAAAGAAACTACATCAGCCAATGTAACTGATCCAATAGCTGTAATTGCATCTGTAGATTGATCTAGAGTAAATACACTAATCCAAGCATCATTATCTTCATTGCGAATTTTAAAGATATTGTTGGTAGTGTCATACCAAGGCATATTTGCAAAAGTAGTTGTAGGAGCAGTAGCCCCTGAGTTATTGCTAACCAATGCAGCAAGAGCGCTATTTAAATCTGCTCTAAATGCTGGAAAGCCTTGATTGGCAATGTTCATATCATGTTGCGACATATATTCTCCTAGGTTACAAGCTCGCCATAGCCTTTTGCTACATAGTCAAAAGTCCTGCTTACCACAGTTCCGCTTGAATTCTTGAATCTAATTGTAAAGCCTGATGCAGATTTTGTGGGTATTTCATAGAAATCCCCTTGTTGCAAATTCTGAGCCATGATACCAATAGAAGGAGTTACCTTAAAGGATGGCGCAAAAGTTACAGAGTAACCGCCTGCTCCAGTTCCAGTAGCAATATCATTACCGCCAGTTACTCTATCAGGCATATCTACACTAATAGTCAAAGTTTTAAGGATTGGGCTTGCTCCCTCATCTATAGAAGTAAGCACAGCTTTAAACCTAAATCCTCTAGCCTTGTAATCCCCTACAAAAAACTTCCTATAAGCTGTCCAAGTTGCAGGAGAGCTATTTGGATCATCATCTGTAGTAGATACCCATAATTCTACATTGGTATCATCAAAAGCATCAGGATCACCATCAAAATCACCTGAAGCAGCATCAAAATCACCTTCTCTAGCATCAAAGGTATTGACATAATCAATCCTTCCAACATCTACAATAGCTGTAATTCTGCTTGTATATACATTGCCAAGATCAAGGTAATTCTCAAAGTAATAAGTGCCTTCTGTGGATGTAGTGCCACCACCGCCATCAAATTCACCATCTACATCATCAAATAATCCTGCAACAGAATCAAAATCAATAGAAGTATCAAGAACTAATCCATCATCGCTTACTGAGCATTCTATTTTTTGACCCAAGAAAGCAGGAGATTCTGTAATAGTTTCAATGACATTTAAACCACTAATATCATTAATAATTGCTACAGATTCAGTAGGCAAAATAGATGAATAATCTAACTTATCATAAGCCTTAATAAAGTAAGTTCCTGTCATAGCTGGAACTACTGCAGTATTAGCAGGGCGAGCTACTTTATCAATAATATCAATGGCATCAGAATAAGTTGCGCCTGTAGTTAGGCGAGAATGGCGAATTCTGTAATAAGCCAAATCTAGATCAGGAACAGGAGTCCAAGAAAGATAAGCCTGAGTTCCAATAATATTTACTGCAAAATTAGTTACATTAGCAGGCGGAAGTGTCTTTCCATAGATCTGCTGTGTAATTTCAGTAGGAACACTTCTTTTGCCAATAGAATTAATTGCAAATACCTTAAATACATAAATTCCATCTATTGCATTGCGAATATCTACAGAAGTTGCTTGAGTTACTGGAAGATTAATAAAGTTGCGATCACCAGCTCTATAAGAAACTTGATAACTTGTAGCTCCGCTTACTGGTGTCCAAGATAAAGTAACCAATACATTAACATCAGCATTTTCTTCATAAAGAGTTTCAGTAGCTACAATATTTTCAGGTGGATTTGGAACTACTGTAAGATTGCTAATTACTCTAGGAGCTAATTTCAATCCTTGTTCTACTTCAGCATATTTATCAGGATTATGCGCAAGAGCTGTAATTGATAACCCATCAGCTTCTTCCATGATTGAAGTAACCCTGAAAGTTTGCAAAGATAGTGTAGAAGTTTGCACCATCCAAATAGCATTAACCGCAGGAGTTTCACTAAATGCGCTAGATACTGTAATCTGATTTGTAGCTACAGAAACAATGGATTTGCTCTCTAATGCTCCGCTAGGAAGAATTACAGATAGAGTTCCAGTTGCAATATTAGCTATAGAGCTAACATTTTGATCTACTGTTACTACTGTATTTGTAGCTGCAGAAACCCTACCACCAATGCGAGTGCCAGCCCTAGCTTCATCTGCCACTTGAATAATATCGCTTGGGCGGATCTGATTGCCTTCTAAGCCTGTTTTAAAAGTAACAATTTCTGTTTCAGATTGTTCAGTAAATAAAATCCATCTACCAACCCTATTAGCCTGACCTCTAGAAGTGCAGCCTACCGCCACTACTTCAGATTGCACAATGCCATAGCGAGCAATACCATCAGCATCTTCTACATACTCAACCTTTTGGCGATAGAAATCTTCAGGATCATTCCAAGTAACCAAGGCTACAGTATGGCGAGCCTTGATTGCGCTGCCCTGATAAGAGAAGCTACCATCTACTACATTGGAATTAGAGAACTGATAAACAGGATCAGCAGGAGCATCATATCCAAGAGTAATAGCGCCACTAGCCCAATAAGGCATCCCTCTAAAGATAGAAGCCATGCTATTTACTACTGAATAGGCTTCTTCTCTAGTTTGAAAATAGATATTACAAGTATATCTTGGCTCAGTTCCTCCAAATCCATCAGGAACTAGCTCATCACAATATTTTCCAATGGCATATAAAGTCCATTTATCCACTTGAGATTCAGCTATAAATCCACCTAATCCATAGCGAGTATTAGTAATTAAATCATAAAAGCACCATGCAGGATTATCAGTCCAAGATACTTTAAAAGTTCCATCCCAAATCCCTGTATAGGCTCTAGTTACAGGATTGTAGTTAGATGGAATCTTAACCTTGAGCATTTTAAGATCATAGGATCTAGTAGGAATGCTATCAAACTGAGAAGCATCAATCCGAACTCCTACAATAGCTGAGTTAGGATAGCGGAACTTCCCATCAATAATTTCTGTATAGGAATCCCAAAAAGTCTTATTTTGTAACTCTGATGCAGTTGAATCTGCTGTAATCCTGCGAACTCTAATATCCCAAGGAGCATTACCAGTTAATTGAACTCTATGGCTTTTCTGATACTTAGAAGTTGTTTTTCCTGTAATAGTTGCATATGGAGTTCCATAGTTACCATTTACAGAAGTAATTGCAGGAGATCCTGAGCTAACCACTATGCGCATCTCCCATAATCCTGAAGTTTGCATTGGCATAGTAAAAATTCTTACAGTAGTAAGAGTTTCTGAATAATTACCCCAATCATCCCAGTTGCTATTAACTGTTTGATCTACTTGAGTTGCAATTCCATCAGTAAGCCAAGTTCCACTTGATTGCAACTTATATTGCGCTGTATATACAGCAGAATCAGTATCAGTTACAGCAATTTGAATTTGATATATTGGCTGAGTTGCTTGTGCTGAAGTAGATGATGCAATATTTACTGTATTTGAACTCCAAGCAGATCCTAAAATCTGAGGAATATAACCACCGCCATCAGATTGAACATCAATAGCATATTGAACAGTTGATCCATTCAAATCACCATTAGTTTTATTTTGCAAAGTAAGCTGAGGAATAGAAATAGTAACCCTTACAGCATCTATATCTTGATTGCTTATTTGTCTAACAATAGGAGTTGCATATTCAACCTGAGTAGAAACACCAATCTCATTTTCTACAGAAGGAAAGCCTGAAATATAGGATTGTCCTTGAGAACCATTGGTAGAAACTACTGTAGCGCCTGTAAAGTTATAAGATCCATTGTCATTTTGCAAAGGAGTTTGATTGAAATAAACCGATTTCAAGCCGTTAGCTAAACCTTCAATCTCTCCCTCAGAAACTAGATCCAATACAGAAGCATAAGCAATAGATCGCAATGAATCAGGGGCTTCTACTGCAACCCTTCCTGATCCGCCACCACCTTTACCACCGCCACCGCCTGCGCCTCTGATTACTGTAGTAAGCCGACCTTCTCCGCTTCCAGTATTGTGAACTCTAATATTATCTGCAATATAGGTATGATTTTGAGCTACTGTTATGTTATAAACCTTGCCATTGCCAATTAGCTTAGATTCTTTCAATGGTCTTAAATGACCATCTCCATCAATAATTGCATCTTGATTAGTTAAAGTGCCAATCTCAGCAAAATTGCCAAATTGATTCAATACCCAATGATTAGGAGTTGCTTTTACAGAAATTCCATTCCAAAAATCATATTGCCAAATAGATTCATTCTCATGGAGATGGCAAAGCTCTACAACTTGAGCAGAAAGATCGCCTTTATCATCAAAGGTAATTACCTCATCTCCTACCTTAATTTCTTCAATGGCTTTATATCCATTAGGAATTGCAATCAAAGTGCCAGCAGCAAAGCACCCACCGCCACCGCCAGCACCTCTAATAATTTTTTTGCTCATGGCAATTCCTCTGCAACAATTCCAGCGCTGATAACTGCACTACCTACAATCATGCGCCCATATCCGACAGGCACAGGATAACCTTGAGCAGAAGTATTTACTCCGCCATTAAAGACATAAGAAGGCTTATTATCAGGCTGATTATTAGAAGTATCTGAATTTAAAGTAGGAACTGGAGTAAGCATCTGCACTACTCCGCCAATCACCATAGCGATACCAGCGCTCATTAAGTAAGGAGAAATAGGCGCTAAGAATGGAATAAATGAAGCTGCAATAAGAACTGCCCCAATAATTACACTCAAAGTTCCGCCACCGCCTGCGCCTTGTAAAACAGGAACTAATTTAATAGATTCCCTGCCTGCTGGATTATGAAGATCATCTATAGATTGAACTTCTTTGCCAACTAGCACTTTATAAGCAATACCTCTTTTTTCAGAATCTAGAAGATGCTGTTTAAATGCTGGAAAATTAGTGCATAAGGCTCTTACAGCTTCAGCAGGATTTTTAACATCCATTGCAAAGCTCTTGCCGAATTTCTTACCTAATTCACCTAGAAGCTGTATCTTTTTCATATCTTAAATAACCATAAGTATTTTTAAGCCAAAATCCGCCATAAACATCTCTTGTAGATAATCTTCCTTGAACATGATGCAAAATTTGTTCATCACCCAAGTAAATAGCGCCATGATTAGGAACTTCAGAGCCAATACACATCAGGATAACATCTCCTGCCTGTAATTCTTCTATGGTTATTTTCCTGAATCCAGCCTTTTCAAAATTATCTAAATAGAGATTTTCCCCTATTTTCCACCATTCATCACTTCTTTCAAAGTTTAATAGCTCAATATTTTTCTCTTGTAGATACCAATCTCTAATAATTGAATAGCAGTCTAGAACTCCATGCGACCAAGTGCGACCAACTAAAGGCGCAATATATCCGCTTGGCTCTATATATTCCCATTGCTCTGATGGATAACCCATAATGAACCAAGGCAATCCACTTCCCTAACAAGCCACTAAATCAGCCTGAGAAGGCTTTGCACTCATATTTGGATGGCTGTGTATAAC